GAGAATGTTTCTGGCTTGAAAGTTTTTGGTTCTGCTGCACCTTCGGCACCACCTTGCATGTAAGCAATGCGGCGACGGAGTTGAGCTCTTTTCTTTAGGTTGGCTTCATTCATTATATCCTCCACTAAGTTATCGAATGATTTATTTTTAGTACTAACTACAGATTGTTGCTTAGTTGCCGCAAAAGTAGTTTTAATTGATTCTGACGTTGTTGGTTGATTAAAAGGATCATTTGGATCACCAAAAGAATCCGGCTCTTGAACTGCCGACTCTCCACTTTGTATATCAGATGGTACACCACTTAACATACCAATTCCACCATGATGACCAGAGGAGAGTGGCCTCTCAAGACCCGAGAGCCCTCCTCCTACAGTGTTTTCTGTAGATGAAAGAGCAGGCGATTGACTAACCTGGCTTCTAGAAACCTGTTGTTTGGTTTCATCAACCAGTCTTTCCAGGACATCTCTCTCTTCTGGAGTGAGATTTCCAGTTTTTAACTCATTCAGCATATTCAAAAGATTTCCACCGGTTGTCGCAGCTTGTGCGGCAGCATCCATCTCAGCCTTTTTAACTAGGCCATTATTCTCTAAGAATGAGCGAATTATTCTCTTTCTTTGAGGAATGGAGCATCCGTCATCACCGCAAGCGGTTTTCATGATTCCGTCGAGATGCTGAGCTTGCTGCGAGCTTAACTTGCCCAACATTGCATCAACATCTTCGACTCCAGTGTTTATAAATTCATCACTATATGTTTTTAGCGAAGCCAAGCATCTTAATAGAATTGCTCCAGGCTCTGCAGGTTGAACAACTAAGCTATACTCAATTGGTTTCAATCCAACGTTAATCTCGCCATAGGCTGATCTTGCAGTGACGTGTTTACAATATTCATTCTGGGTCCTTGCTTTATTTCCACATTCTGAGCAAACAGACGTTTCTACTGCAGTTCCCATTGAACCATATCTTACAATACCGGATTCAACCTTTCTTGCAAGATCTGGATAGTTAACCTTATCTAATGCGCATAGGCCAACTACTTGTTTGAATTTTTCATCATAATGTGTATCAATGATGATTCCCCTGATACCATCTACAGAAGATGACTCATGATCTCTGCATAGTGGCATTCCAATCCATTTTGCCGTTGCAATTTTCAATTCGGATTCTGGAAAGATGTCGCCATTGTTATTCTTATGTGGCTTAACATTTCCGTGCCATTTCCAGTTTTCATCAAAAAAGCCCCAAGCATCCTCACCGTTAGCTAGCTTTTTGATTTTTCCAGATTCATCTAGAACGCATGATTCAGCAGCTTTTAGGAATATAATTGAAAAATAAAGAAAGTCATCTGACTTTGGAGCTAGAACTTTTAAGTTTTTGGCAACTTTATTAAATTTTGTAACAATCTCAGGATCAGCAAAAACCCTATCCTCAGATAGAGCTTCTATTTCGCTGCCTGGTGATGACCCTATTTTTTTGAACATATAAAAATCCTATAATCTCTTTTATTAAAGATATTACTTTTGTTAAAATTTGTGTAATTTTTTACAGAAATTAAACTTATTTTTCTTTTTCATAATCAAGAAGTGTTTTAACTCTTCTATCTTCAGAGTTTTCATCCATATAAAGAATTCCGTAATCATTTCCTTCTTCTAATGATTTTTCACTTTCAATAAATTTTGTATTTTCATTTTTTTCTTTAGAAGTTTTAACAACAAGTTTTTGTGTTGAATCACCAAATTTAATAAACATTTACTCTCCAATTAATACTTTAACGCCCAGAATATCATTGTTAATAAATTTTTTCATTCTTTCTATTGTGTTTGAAAAATCTTCAAATAAATTATTAAACTCATTTGTTTTTGAAGTAAGTTTTTCATAAAAATCAGGCATATCAATTATATCAATTAAATCAAATATCTTCTTGGCCCCTTCGGACATTGCCTTTGAGGTATCTGCCAATATAGAAAAAACCTCTTCGGTATAAGAGATGTCTTTTATATTATTCATAATTTTAATTCCGTCTCTTATTCCAATAAGAGCTTTTACTAAAATATCAGAATTTCTTCTGCAAGATTCTTGATATTGACCTTTACTATTCTTTATTACTTCTTGATTACCAGAAACCTTCTCATAAACATTTTTATTTTGTTGAAAGTTTTTAACCAAGCTTTGGCATTGATCTTTTGAATCAGAGAATAGTTTTAAAGCTTTTTTGGCGTTTTGTTTTATTTCATCTGGAACTGGTATTCCTGCTTTTTTGGAAATTAAAAATTCTGTATTAGATGGTCTATATCTAGATGATATTGCATTAGACTTTTTGGTTATAGTATTGCAAGATTTTGGAATTTGAAAAATTTCAAAATTAGGAACATTTTCATCAAATGCTGTTTTTAATAGATGTGCAACCAAAAACTTACTTATCTTATTCGAGGATAAAAATATGATTTTATCAAATGAACGTGAGGCTCTTTTGAAATTATCGCTTAACTCATCTGTTACAACAAAAGCATCATTCATATTAAATGCATATTTGTTTTCAAGTTTTTTAAATATATTATAATTTAAATAATCTAAAAGATTTACATTTATGTAGTCATTTGATATTTTTATCATATCATTAAATAATGATAATGAAATTCTGCCATCATCATCCATTCTTGCCAATTTTATTGGACGATCAAAATATGAATCAAAATCGCAAAATATATAATTATTTATTTCAGGAAATCTATAGTTTTTAGATTCCTTGTTTATTACAGAGTAATCTATTCCAGCATTTTTGTATATACCAGTCTGTAAATTTTTACTTCTTTTAGTATATGAAATTCTTGTATTTATTTCTGATGCAGTCTTATTAAATGAATCATTAATAAAGATATAATCACCAGCAAATATACCTAGTGAATCTGCCATTCCACCATTTATCTCCAGGACATTCAAAACATCTGTGCAAGAAAATAAATCTAGAGTTCCTGGTTGAATATTTTTTGCAATTTTTTTGACTTTATAATTATCATCTATAAAGATAATATCAATAGGGAATGCCACCTTCCCCATGTGAAAAGTTACAGATTGGGGCTTATTATATTTAAAGATAAGTCCAGAATCTTGAGGAAGATGATCGTAAACTTGCAGTCCAGCCATCTTATCTTCTATTGACTCTACTGTTTTGCATTTAATTAAAGCTTGAACTGTATTATCAGCTTTGCAAATTTTTGCAACAGATAAATTAGATAAGTCGTCTTTTAAAACAGAATAAATATAATGACTATGATCAAGTTTAGATGATGATATTTTGAAATTAGTATCTTCTATTTCTTTTGAAATATCATCTGAAGAAATAATGTATCCGGTTGAAAACGGTTTTAATTGGGCAAATATATTTTTAAGAATGTAATCTTTATCCTTGTGTAAAGATAAGTTTGCCAAAAATCCATCAAATTCTTTTCCAAAATTATAGAATCTTGAATCATTAATTTCATTATATATAGATGATTTTTTATTTATTTTTAAATTATTTAAAGAATAAATATTTATTCCTGCTAAAGAAATAATGTTTAATACTTTTTCCGATATATTTCCAATTGCTAAAAAATTAGAATTTTTTAATAATTTTAATTGTAATTTTCTAGCAGCAACCTGAATCTCTTCATCTAATTGGTCGGTAAAATTTTCATCAACTGGAGATATTACATTTTCCTCATAATCCCCAGGAACTTCCTCTCCTGTAACTGATACCCATGGAGCGAAGGTAGAGTATCTTTCTTGAGAATCCATAACCATATCTTTAGGGCCAGATGTGGGTTCCAAAAACCCAAGTGGCTCTTCCGGAGTACCTATACTCGGCCAAGCTTGCTTTTTCATACTAACCTCTTGCTTAATTCTTTTAAGACTACATTAATAAAGTATGGATCTCTGCTATTTAAAGTATTTCGAACCAAGCTTATGCTAGCACCAACTGCAGCACCACCTGGAGATTTTTTGGTAGATAGCTCATGTGCTTGAATTGAATTTACCCTATTCCTAACATTTTGAATAGACTTGACTCTAGATTCTGGAGACATTCTATCAATCATAACCCTTATGATTTTTTCCAGAACTTCAGCAACATATACTGGATTTTTTTCCAGAGTCTGTGCTTCTTTAGTAAATTCCTGTGACATACTTATTTGCCATCCCCACTGCTTCGTTATAAGCTATTTTTTCTGATTCTTTTTTGTCAATATTTTGATTTATATTTTTTATTATAATATTATTATAATGTTTAACAATTTTTTTTATAACATCTTGATTATTTGATAAATCTGATTTTACAATTTTAATTAGTAAGTTTTTAAATAAGTTAGAATAATCAAGGTTATTAACTTCAGCTGTTTTTGTAATTAAAAAGTCAATAAAATCTGCTTCAGAATGTAATCCATCATCATCTAGGGCATCACCCATATCTGTTAGCAAATCTAGTAAATCTTTATAATTTGGATTTTGTTTTAATTCACCTGGCTCATTAAATAAGATATTTTCCTCTTCTTCTCTCTTCAATGTTGGCGGATTAACAGATTCACCAAGCATAACATACCCCCTTCCAATCCCGCCGGTAGAGCTGGTTGGAAAAGTTTCCTCTGCGCCAGGAGTCAAAGTAACTTGACTGGCAGGTTTTCTTTTGCTAATTCGCTTATTGATATAAGAGATTTTTTTCATTTTTTAACTTTTCCAAACTCCGAGCTCATGACTTTTGACGATAAGCTTTTACCTCTAATTTTTTTGGGTTTAAACTTTTTGCCCGTAGAATCAACCAAGTGACCATGATGCTTAACTAGGTCAGCTGGTGTAAAGCTGTGTTTTTTTCCATCTGGACCAACAGCCTCATAAAAAGGCTGGGTAGTAGATGTTTGCTGAGAAAGCTTTTCGATGTAATCTCTTTTTTTAGACATAATTACCTCTTATATCATCCTGGTGGAGCTTCTGGTGGTGGAGGCGGAGGGGCTGCTCCCGGTCCCCCTCCCAATCCGCCCATAGGCTCTTGAGGAACCCCTGGAAGGCTTGGTGCAGCTCCGGCTGCTGGAGCCTCCTGTGATGGAGGCTCAACTATGCTCTTTTCTGAATCCAAAGAATGTAGTTCTGATAGTTTCATATTTCCAAGAACTTGTTGTTCTTTAGTAAAGATTTGTTCATCTATCATTTCTTCCCTAATTCTTCTTCTTTCTTCTTCATAACTTAAACCAAGACTACGATGAAGTGTCTGAACTGAAACTTGTTTATTTCCAACTAATGTTCCAATATTGTTCATGTAATCACCCATATCATATAGGTTCATGTGGTTGAAGTCAATAGAAGGAACGATTAATCTTTTCTCACCATCTTTATATTCAAAGAAGTCTTGAATTTCACAGATAGGTGCAAAAATCTTTCTTTCAAGCCATTTTTTTATCATATTTCTAAAAATATCATAACGTTGCCTTAGAACTTCAAGTCCAATAGAAGAAGAAGCATATGTAGCTCCTTCTTGATCCATAATAGATTTGGGAGCCATTAGGCCGGAATATAGGTTGCTAATGATTTGAGTTACATCAGAGCTGATATCCATAGTTGCCCCAGAGAATCCAACTCTTTCTATCTTAACGCCATCATGAGTAACAATCTTAAAGTCTTTATCATATTGTGCTTCTTCTAGAAGGTTTTTAAAAGCTTCAATATCAGCCTGTGTAGGTCTGTAGTCGGCTGTTACACCAAGTGTTGCAAGGGTTAGCGGATTGATCATGCCATCTGCTTGTGCAAACTTTGATTCTCTAAGTTTATCGTATAGCATCAAATCTTTATAGACCGATACGATAATTGAGGTGCCTCTAACATCGTAGGGAGAGCTTAGGAGTTTTAGGTGAGAAATATTGAAAGAATCGAGCGGAATATTCTGACCAGCTCTAACGTAATCAATAATATGTTTTGGAATATACTTTCTTAAATTTATATCAGCAGGAGCAGTTGAGTTAACTATTCTTTGAAGACCCGCATCTGGTCTTAGTGATATTAAGGTATGATTTCCAATTACAGACTTTTTAACATGCACATAATCTGGATTAAGAATCGTTACCCTACTCCATGTACCAAGGCTTTCGTCCAACTCTGCATATGGAAATGATTCTCCCATCTTCCAAAATTCAAGAGAAGCTCCATATACAACCGAATAAAGATCAATTTTTTCAGCCATTTCCATGAAAAATTGTTGAACTTTTTTGTTTTTACATGTGATATTTATTTTGCTAATTGGATAAGAAGCATGTAAGTTGATAGCGTTTCTAACGATAGGATGTGTATCATAGAATACTCTATTCCAAGCATTCATAGTTACCCTATCTCTAGGGAGGTTTAGGTTAGCTATTTGGAATAACGGTGAGTAAATTTCTGGACTCATTCTCTCTGAGAATCCAGTTGAGGTTGGCCCCGGCATTGGCGAGGCTATAGAAGCTCCCTTTACAATTGTCGAAGCCTGCTTTTTAAATCCAGGGCTATGAGCTATTGCTCCATAAAATTTCTGATCTAATTCTTTATCCATAATACGATTGGTGGCTTCAGAGATCTGAGCCCTTCTAACATCAGAAAGTTTATCTGCTGCAATCTTTTTAATATCATTAGGTGGTCTGCTAGTTCTTCTCATCACATTCTCCTGGACACCTTAGCCAAAGTTCCTATTGGAAATTCTTGCTTTCTTTCTATTCCGGGTTTAATAGTAAATCCTTTTGTTAGATCAAACTTATAAGCCATATAAGCATACATTAGTGCCATTAATCCATCGTTTGGAATTGAACCTTTTACGAAAGTTTTAACTGGCTGTCCTCCAACAATTTTTATTTTAGACTCCATTGAAGTACAGTGATCAATCAACCATTCTACATATTCATAGGATTTCCATGGAAACCTTATTTTACCTTTTCGGAAAAGATCAAAAATTTCTTCAATTAATAAATCTTTATTATAAGATATTATTAGCTCATCTTCTCTAAATTTTACCGGATTACTCAAACTTCCGCTTCCTTGAGCTCCAAGAAACTTATCTCTATACATCATTTGAAGATCATGAACAACATCTTGACCAAAGAACCAGTCTGATACTCCTCTGGAAATTCCGAATCTACGATACATCTCTTTGATCGTTTCTTTCTTGAACGAGAAATCAAGTTTCTTAAGCTTATGTGCATGTTCTACCAGAAGGGTTCCATCCGGCTGTGCAGATAGAATAACAACGCAAGAGAATGATTGACCAGACGTGGAATTAGGGTCATCCTCCTTACCTCCCCAGTCAACTCCTAGGTAGGTCATCTTTTCTTGTGGTCTAATAGACTTGGAGAAGAATCGATCATCATCTCTGCATTTTTGATATATTTCAGCTTTAGTTAGAGGTGAGCCAGCACCAGAGTAAAATTCTCCAACTACTTCGTTCTTCCAGATTCTCTCCGTCTGAGAAGGGTTATTTTCTGGCATTAATCTTTCAATATTTTCCTTGCTAAAGTAAGGAATATATAATTGATTAATATGAAAACCAACAAAATCGCATTCATCAGTGTTTCTGCTGGGAACCCACTTGCCCTTTTCTATTGCCTCAACCTTCTTTTGCTTGGTACCACACAGCGGACACTGCACAGTATTTTCATGAAGCCATATAGACTTCCATCTATCATCATCTGGAAGGTAAAATGGATAAGTCTTATTACAGTTTATACAACCAAGATGATAGTATCTTTGATCTGACATATCCCAAATGGTAGAAAAGTATCCACCCTTTTCTTTTGGGGTTCCAAAGAATACTTGCACACCCTGGCCTGTTGGTCCATATTTGGCCGCTGTTAGGATTTTGCTTGCGTTACCAACAGCGTGCTGCAGCATATCCTGAATCTCATCATAGAATACAACATCTGCTGTCATACCACGGATTCTGTCGCCATCTGCACCCAAGGACTCTACCCATAGGGTGCCGGTATTAAACTGCTTCATAGTTAAGTTGTCAACAGAGTTGCTAGATTCTAACTTATTTTGATTTATAAAATCATTTTTAGAAGTTCTAATCATGCTTTCAAGCTTATCTTGAGAAAACTTTTTAGCCTGAGCTAGAGCCGGAAATAGGTGGACAACTCTTATGTTTGGATGTGTAAATAAACCGCTATTTGTAAAAAATAGATCTAAAGCTCCAGCCATAATGGTTGCACCAACCTGGCGACCCTTTTTAATGACAACTGGCTTTCCATTTTTCTTAATAGCTTGAAGGCCGACATATCTATATACATCGACCATAAACTTCCACCCACTCTCCATTAGTCTGAAGTCAGTACCATCAAGAGTTAGGTTATTTTGTACGAAATAAGCTGGATCGTAATCTAAAAAGCTGTTTTTAAGCTGTTTGAAAATATCCTTATCGCTTGTCTTTTTATTCTTTGCAGACATCAACCCTCAGGAAGTGCGTGCCTCATATAATCTGCAAGCTCATGATCGCCACCAGATTGAGACTCAGCCTCTGATACATATTCTACTTCCTCGGTATTTTTTTTATGTTTATCTAAAATTTTATTTACTAAATCTTTAAATTTACCATGATCTATCTTCTTTTCAATTTTATCAAATCCAAGTTTTGGATGCTCTCTGCAATGTGTAAGAACTCCATCGTAAGATACTGATTTTCTATCTTGAGCAAAAGATTCAATATATTTTAAAATATTTTTTAATATACTTAAAGTTTCTTTTTGAGTACTTAAAATTTCATTATGAGTTTCTCTATTATCAGAGTCGTGCATCTCCATAGAGGTGGAGCATTTTTCGCACTTATTGCAGCCACAATGATTTGCGGATTTAATATTAACATCAGCAAACTCTTGATTGGTTTCTTTGATTAAACCAAATCCAGCTCTTTGACGAATATCTGCCATCTTTTCTTCTATAGTTGAGAAATCTTTCTTTCTATTAACTATAGTCTTTATATTGGAAAGAAAATCAGATTGCTTTTCTATATTTCTTTCGAAATCTTTAAGCCAACCAGAAGTAGTCTGGTATCTTTCCATTATATCTTGTCTTGTAATTTTCATGATTTTTCCTATGCGAAATAATTACGAACGAAGTCAACTCCATCATCATCACCTTTTTCTCCAGGTTTTGAATTCAGAGTTCCTCTGTCCTTGAATATGTGAAATCCGCTATCCATACAAACCTGCATAACTGCAAGCTGCTCGCGCTCTGTTAGATCATATTTATCACATAAAAAGTCAAAAACCTTATCTAATGAGTGACCGGCAGATACATGAGCATTGATCATTATTCCGACAATAGCTCTCTCAAATGGAGATACTGCAATAACCACATTTCTTGGTGTGGTCGCTTCCTTTACGAAGCCTGTCGAATCTACTACGACCGATGCAGATTTTGCATTATCTTTAATTTTCTTCTTTAGATTATTTAAATGGTCTTTTAGAACTAGAACATCTTTCATAATCTTGACTCTGACTTCCTCAAGCTGATTGATATCCAAAACACTTTCGGAATCTTCTCTGATAGCTCTTGATATTTCAGAGTTTAGCTTGTCTAAGAATGTAATGGCTCTTTCACAACCAACGGTGCTGCTTCCATCGTGCTGTGGAATTTTAGCTGGATACATTTCTCTGATATAATTCATAAAGTCAGAAATATCACCGTCATCTTTGTATGTTGTCTTCTTCTTCGGTTCATCATCAGCTGAATCCTCAAATGGGGTAGAGCTTCCTGGGATTAATAGCTTGTGAGCAGATTCATCACCATGTTCCTCCATGATGTCAGAAAACTCATCATCTAAGTCCATAAGTTCTTCGCCAAGCTCTCCCAAGGAGTCATCGCCTTCGACTAGTGGCTCCAATACTTCTCTTACTGTTACGACATCCTCTGGAGTATGTTCCTCGTCTGGCATTTCAAGTTCAAAATATGTAACACCATCTCCAGAATCAGTTAAATCAGAACCTTCTTCAGAAAAAGATGATTCATCTTCAGAGAGGTCGTCAGCACCTTCTTCGTGATGCATAACAAAATCTTCTTCAGATAAGTTTGATTCTTTGTAAATTACTTCGAAATTTTTTGACATTATTTGCTCCTATCCAATTAAGCTATAGATACCATAGTATATATTTCTACTTTCATTATTATCAGAATAATACTCTAAAGGATAACCATATTGTGGTTGTGACATGTTTCCGATCATTAATTGTGGATACATTGGACTACCATTTAGTGGTAAACTTCCGGCTGGCATGACATTCATTTTTCCTGTAAACTTACAGTCAACAGAATTTTTATGTTCAAATATCCTATCAGCGAATGTGCATTTTGCAGGTTCTTCAATCATTATTAGTTGATCTAAATTTTCACTCATTATTTGTTTCATTTGCTCAGAGTCTTCTGCAGCACTAAGAGGATTCATAAAAGAGATTGCTGATTTTTTAGAACCAGAAGGACATCCTCCAGCCGACATACACCCTTCTGGTATCGGCAGGCCAAACGGACATTTATGGATACTTCCTCTTATCATAATTAATCCTACTTTTCTCTTTATATATTAGTATTTTTTATTATCTAAGTATTTCAAAACTAATCTTTTTCTAATAAGTTCTTCCTTGAATCTTCCAATCATTGGAACTTCATAAAACAAATTTGTTTCTAATAAGTTTGAAATTGTTCTATCTGAATCTGCTTCTAAAGCCTGAGAAATGGCCGATGACACAAACGCTTCTTTGATCGTTGGATTTTTTTCAATAGAAAATATCTCTATATTTTTATTTATAAAAGAAATAATTTCTCTATCAATTTGAAAGCCAAATCTTGAAGCAAAGTTTATAGCCCTATAAGCTCTTCTTGGATCATCATTTAAAGTTATATTTGGATCACAAATTGTTCTAATTATTTTACGATTACAATCATCAAGTCCCATGCCAGTAGGGTCAAGAATATCTTCAGAAAAAAGCTCTTTATGAAGAGTATTTATCGTAAAATCTCTTGAATAAATTTCAAAAAATTTTGGATCTGTAATACCTTTTTCTTTTTTTAAGAATTCAACAACATTTTCAGATATAAAATTGCTAGAAAAGTCATAATTATAATCTTGAAAATAAACGCTCAAATGACCATCATCAAATAGATGAAAAGAGCTGTCAATTCTATCTGCAAAACTAATGCCTAATCTTAGGATATCCGGAGAATTAGTTGTGAGGTCTATATCTTTGTAAAAATCTTTATTTATTCCAAGATAAATATCTCTAGGAATTCCTCCAACAAGCATAGGCTTGCCAATATAATTAGAGCTTGCTATATTTTCTAGCAGTCTAAATGTATCCTCCAGATTCATTTATTATTCCTGTGACTCTTCTGGTGTTTCTTCTTGATCCATCCTGTTTGGAATAATGCCTGGAATTGCTCCAGCACTTTGAATTACAGTTTGAGCATTAGAAAGCTGGCCCATCATTTTTGTAACTCTGGTAAGAGCATACGAATAAGCATCAATCAATTTACTTTGAGATTCTGCTAATTCAGGAAACATAGAAGCTATCCCGATCTTATCTAGCATAATGTCAAATTCTGCTAGTAATCTAATAATTCTACGGTCTGCAAGCATACCTGCTACTTCGTCTAATTTTTTTGCAGCCTTATCTACAGATATATCTCCCGCAAGCTCTTCATATTCACCATCTCTGGGGCCTGGAACCGGCTTGATGTCCTCAAAATCTACAGGCTCTACTTCATCGCCTCTTGGTATTCCGGCGGCAGGCCCCTTGTCCTCTTCTTGCTCAGCAGGAGCCTCTGTGGCCGCTCCAGGCTGTCCAGGAGCAGCCGGAGGTGTGGGTGCGGCTGCTGCCGCAGGTTGAGTCGCAGGGGCCGCAGGAGCCGCAGGAGATGGTCCAGCTTCTTGTGCAATCTTTCTTAACTCTTCGGCTTCAGAAAATGCCCCAATCTTTACAAGAGAATTTGCGGCTCTGGACGCAAGATCAGATGCGGTAGATTCTAACTTAACTCTATAAACTTGATTTGCTAATTGGTTTAAAGTATCTGAGATAGAGTTGAATGTATCTGGATCTACATACTCCTCTGCGACCATGAGCTTTTGAATACCTCTAATTCTAGATAGTAATCTAGTTTTCCAATCCTTTAGATTAACCTTACCCTTTAACATGGGCTTTTCCTCTTCTTCGTTTTCTAGAGAAGAGCCTGGCAAATCAAAGCCAGGACTTGTTCTACTCCTGTAGAAGCTTCCACCACTCTGAGAGTATGGGCCAAGATTCATGGTATCTGTTACGTAAATTGCTTTCTTTTTCATTAGGTCATCCTCTTGTTCTGAATATTTTTTATGTTCACCAGAAGCGTAAAAATTAAACCATCTTTTAAAAGCTATATCTTCTTCATTATTTATATCTAAAGATTTAGCATAATTATCTATAGCTTCATTTTTGTCCATTTTTCCAGTTCTAACTGCATCATAAATCATATGGGTTATATCAATCCATTTATTTATATCAAAAGAAACATCATTATATACTTGGGAGTAGTTTGGATAAGCTGTTTTTCTTATCTGATTTATCTTGCTCTTTACTATATAATAGTAAGCATCATTAAGATTTGATATTTTATAATTTAAAAGTTGAGATATATTATTTATCTCTTGAATCCCTAAGTTTTTAGCAGCCCTCTTTAATATTAAGAATTTTTTATATTGAGATTCATCTGTTATTCCAGCTCTTTTAATCTCAGAAATTTTAGAATCAATAACAGAATCTATTAAACGATCCTGTTTTAAAGAAGATAATTTTTTAATAAATTCCGACATATTATCTCCCTAAAAGTTCTCCAACTTTATCTTCCAAAAGTTTTTCAATTTTTTCCACCCACTCTTGTTTTTTAAAAACTCTTTTAGCATCTTCATCAGTTTCTAAAAGGTCTTTTAGAAAATTTAAATAGGCCTTAATATGATACGTTGGAACATATTGATTATAATCATAAAATTTATATAAAGATATATTCTTTTTTAACCAATTATTAAAAGCAATAATATTTTCTATATCTTTAAAATCTATTCTTTTTCTATTCGCAAGTTCAGTCGTCATAGCTTACTAGTTCGCCTTCTATTAGATTTGGATATTCTATTTGTCTTAATTTATTATCTAATAAATTAATAAACTTAAAAGTTGTTTCAGGTTCTAAATCTTTGAGAACTTCAATAACAGATTCCTTTAGAACTTTTGCATATTCATTAACTATATTAATATTAATATTATGTTCAATCTTTTTATCGGCAAATCCTTCGATATATTTTTTCCAATCTTGCATAATAGACTTCATTGTGTTAATATATTCTATGAAAATTTTATCTTCACGAATAGTTCCGCCCTGCTGAAGAAGATTAAAGTAGTACTCTATCCTGGAGTTGATTAGAGCATCCATCTCTAATAGTCTTTTTGTAACATCTAAATTAGATGTTGCAATTTCTTCTATCTTTTGTTTATAAGAACTGGAGCTAGCTATAATCATCTTAGCTTCTGCTTCTGCAGACTCTTTTGTTACTTCTGCTCTTCTATTCTTTATATCATCTAAAACATCTCCCTTTAGATTAAGATGTTCAGATCTAAATTTCTGCAAAGTCATGTAAGAAACATGAAGCCTTCTTGTTCTAGGATACTTCTTTTTTAGCCACGCTTCCAGCTCTTTTACAGAAGAGCCAGAAAGTAGTTTTGATATTATTTCTTCTTTGTCCGGATGATTTAAAACTTTATTGCTCATATTTTTTTCCTATAAAATAAAAAACTCTGGTTTTATTTTACCAAACCAGAGTTCAATAATTTATATATGATTTTAAAGAAAAATTAAGATTTCTTTCTTAAGATCTCATTAAGAATTGAGTCTATTTCATCAGCTTCTTTTACTAAGCCTTTTGCGTCGAGGTTGTGGGCTAGTTGTACTAAGCTGCTTTGAAGATTTGCTCCACCGGGAGGGAATACTCTTCCGTCTGGTGTTTTGAATCCTTCATTATAATTGAATATCTGTTTTGTAATCGGGTTCTGATAAACTCCATCGCTAAGATGAAGGGCGGAAACTCCCGGCATATCTGGAGCGTATCTTGTAGAAAGATGTGGCGCAGGCTCCTGATAGGTAATCTTCTTTTCTTCTCCTTGTGGATAAATTCCATAAAGAGTTTCAACAGAAGACTTTTCTCCGCCTCTATTCATTAATTTTTCAGTACGAGTGTTATAATTTGTAACATTAGACTGAAAATTTTCAAATAGTCCTGCAACTTCAGTTGTTTGTGCAATCTTGCTAATTCTATTTTTTCTTAAATTTTTTGAAGTTGACATTTTGACCTCAGGATAGCTTTATGCTATATGAAGAAATTGATGCACCAGTTTCTTCCAGATCTTCTACGCTAGCCAATCTTCTTAGAGGAACTGGTCTGCCCATTTCATCAAATCCTACCTTACTTGCTGGAAGGCCAAGTTTTGGACAATATGGCTCAGTAGAAGTGGAGACTTTAATTAAAGTTCCGTTGGCAAGGGCTTGCCTGATCATCTTCTCTCTATCTGAATTACCCGAGGCATGCTTCAGTAGGCTAGAAAATTGATTTAAAGCTGCAACATATTGTTCGCCACCAAATCTTGCGTTAATTGTAGAGAGAGCATCCTCTGCCATCTTTAGATCGCCATTGCTGGCACCAGAGCTAATTCTATCCATTAGCTGTCCAAACGATAATCTGCTCATTTCCTCAACTTCTCTCGAAACTAAGGTCCCTTTTTGTGCACCGAAAGAGGCAACTTTACTTACCGAGCTTTCATTTAGCTTGTATGATGCACCATTATATTGGAATTGAGTAGGAATCACCGGGCTACCATTTGGCATATCAACAGGAACCTGAACTGCTACATCACCCAATGTTGTTGGAATTCTTACATCAAAGGTAAGAGTTCTTGGATTTGAAGAAGCAACCTTTACCTGAGGATTCTTGACTAGTCCTGCAAATTCCAGTGATACAACATTTGTTGCGACTCTTACTTGGGCGGGTGAGAAGTGTGTTGCTGCAGCAACAAGGTTATCTTCCAGCTCTGCGAATTTTTCCAAAGCAGATGGAAGGAATGGTGTATCTACCTGAAATTCTCTGACATCTCTTTGGCCTTCAAAGGCTTTGTGTGAAGCTTTCTTGCGGAAATTGTTTGCATCCTTAACGAAGACAAAGACATTTTCCTTATTGAGCTTAATTAAACCACCATCTTGAATAAAGTGGGTGGGAAGGGTTGGAAGACCATTAGTTAGCTGTACTGGAACTGGAATATTTACCTGAGTATGATCTGAGGTATCTACAGAAGCACTGCAGAGGATAAAGTGATCATTCTTCTGAACGGCCTTAACAGAAGTTGGATCATATCCTAGAGATACTAGTTGTAGTTTTGTATATTTTTCTGCTCTTTTAATTGCAGAATCAGAAAGAGCCGAGAAGGATGAGTTTTTATCCAAGTCAAAGACTCCGGTTAACTCCCTTGATAGTTCCGAAGATTCTCCATAAAGGGGCTCAACCTTTTCCTCATATGGAACTCTCATGTGCTGAGCTCCAACTTGCGGACCTTGGAAGTTTGCATATTTAGATGGAAGCAAGTCCCCGCATAGCTCCTTGAATCTGCTAGAGCCATTAGACATACCGTAAAGATTTTCGTATACTTCCGCTATCTGCTTTTGGGTTACAAATTGATTGCTAGCAGCATGCTTGGTAAAGACATCTCTCATGTGGCAAACAAGGGCATCATTGCTATTCACGTTTGCTGCAGAGGAAAGTCTATCAGCAACATACCTGGAGGTATAGGACTTACCATTTTGCATTTCTTCTAATGCAATTTTTGCCTGTCTTACTAAGTTCTTAATTTCTTTCATTTGATTCCTCTTTATTTTATAAGCTCTGGAAACATATTTGAGATTGCCTCAGCTTTTAGCTTTGGCTGGCTAGCAATAACTTTTTTGATGAAGCCTTGATCTTCTTTAACTATATCCAATAGAGCTGATTTAAAAGTAAAAATATCTTCGCCCTTGAATCCATATTGATCTGCAGAGAAGCTACAAATTGGAACACCTCTATATTTTAGAGTAACATCTGTGTGTTCGTAATTGCTGCTGGCTGTCCATTTATCAAGCTCTTGAGTGCCAAATCTAGGATCTGAAGCTCTAACTAAAAACTTTTTATCTCCATCTTCTTCAACTTTCCAAAGGCCATCGTAATGGTCTCCATAGACCTTATACATATCAAAAGCTACTTTTCTAATTCCAAGATCTTCATCTAATGGGATTCTATCTTTTACAGATAGATCCGATGAATTTTTCTTAAATAAGTCTAATAAAATCTTATCCAATTCAGACATTTATAAGTCTCCGCTGTAAAACCTAAGTTTATTAATAGAATATTTAATGCTACATTAAAATAATAACAGCATTTATTCATCAGTATTTTTTCTAACTTGACTAATTTGATTTAGAATATCTCCAATTTTAGAATTGGCCTTACATATCTTTTGCAGTTTCTTTATTATGCCACCATATCTTTTCTTGTTATTCTTATAATCAATATTACCATGCATAGCTTTATGAACAGCGGATTGTGTTATCCCAAGATGGTCTGCAATTTCATTTTGCGTTTTATTCATCAAGCGCATAAATAAGATTTTCTTCTGATGCTCAGTTAAAAAATCTCCATTAACAATCTCATATAATTCATCCAAAAGCTCACCTTTTAATGCCTGAACTTTATCATCACTTGAGTTTTCAGATAAAATCTGACCAATACCGCGCTCGTTTGGGAAGTTGTTAAGCTTATTTGCTTCAAATGAAATCTCAACTATCTTGTACTGATAACTTTTACTTTTTGCCATTTACCACCCCGAAGGAATTATTTTCTTAAAATCTTTCAAGAAAGATTCAGACGAGTTACTCTTGAAGTATTCATCAGCGTCCTTATAAGGCTCTGGTGGTATTAAAAAATTTATATTTATTCCCTTATTAAGGAAGTTAGAATAAATTCTTTCAGCAGATTTTCTTCCAGCTTCATCAGCATCAAGGATAAAGGTAATATTATCAGTATATCTTGATAGCTTTATGAAATGTTGCTTGGAAAAAGCAGTTCCACAAATAGCCACACTATTTTGGAAACCATTTCTCATCATTGAGATGAGATCAAAGTAACCTTCTAAAACATAAACATTATTAGATTTTAATATTTCTTTTTTAGAAAAATTTAAGCCATATAAAACATTGGCTTTTTTATAAGAAGAGTTTTTGTATTTTGGAATACCCAACAGCTTTCTATCAACATCTTCCATTACAGTTCTGCCGGATATTCCAACTGCCTTTCCATATTCATCGAATATGGGAAAAATTACATAGTGATAATCAGAAAAATCTGAATTATCACTATGATTAATAATCATAAATTTGACCAAATCTTCTTTGGGTAAGAATGATTTTAATGTTTCAACATTTTGTGGAAAAAATCCAACTTTATGAAGCAGAATGTCTTGTTTTGCCATCCCCCTTTCTCTGAGATATCTAAGGCATTCCTTAGAATTTTTTAGATTCGTATGGCAAATATCAACCAAGTCACTTAGGGTGTCACGAACTTGACTCATCTTCTACCTCTTCTCTTACCTTATCCACAGAGCCGAGGGCAACAACCATATGCTCAGTTATATTGATTTGGCATTTACCCTTTTCTTGAGAACATCCTTTTCCAACTACAACTCCATCTTTCATTACCGCCTCTACATCGTCCTTGCAAGTTAAACATTTAAATACAAATGCTTTCTTTTTTCTTGGACGATAGATATCGCCAATGGATTTCATTGAAAGTTTGGTAAATTCTGATATGTTAGAAATATTTTCTCCGCACTCAGTACACATTACTTCATTAGTTTCAACGTTTAGAACCCCATTTGTTTGGCCATCAGACATTTTACATCTTGGATTACATCTTACAATCATTCTTCACTTCCAATATCATCATCACTAAATGGATCTTGAGAAACCTCTTCCTCTACAATCTCGGAAGCACCGGAATCATTACCAGAAAGATAATGCTGCCTGATCACATCTTCAATCTCGTCTTTTCTACCTCTAATATATTCTAGAGCCAATTCTCTCGAGGAAAGTTTTTCTCCATTAATTACGTAAGTACGATTGTTTGGTCTTTCGAAAACTCCTAATTTTGCACCCAAGTCTAAAAGCTCTTCCTCTACTTTTGCAACTCCGCTTCTAAAATCTACAAAGAATTCTCCAACCTTGAACGGTGAGCCAAGCTTATTCTTGGTAATCTTTGCCCTAATCTTATGCCCTTGTCTTTCTTCGTTTGCATCAAAGATTAAGTTATCAACACCTGACATTGGGCCGACTTCAACCATGATTGAGCAAGCGTGCTTTAGGGCTTTTCCTCCAGGGGTGTCCTCTGGGTTTCCAAACATTTGTCCAACGTTAACCCTAACTTGATTGATGCCAATCATTACAACTTCAGATTTCGCAATACCTGGAGTTAATTTTTTCAATTCAGTTGTTAAGAATCTTGCAATTGGAGCAACCAATGCCTTACCTGCATCTGCCTCAACTTCCTGTGGGACTTGAATGTTTGCAATTGAATCCAAAACAATCACGCCCATTCTACCGCAGTCTAAGGTTAATCTCTTCTTAGTATCAGGATGAACATAAGTAATTGTCTGACCTGATTCAATCATATCAAACAAGCCAGCAATCTTGGTGATTTTGCCGGTCGTTGGATGCTTCTTTACTTTACCAACTAAGCCTGTAAAAAGTTTGGCTGCTTCGTTATTCTTAACGAGATAAACCCTATCATTATCCACGCCAAACTTTGCTGCCCATTCTGGAGAATATGTAAATTCCGCATCCAAAAATGCAGCACAATTATCTGGATGTTTCTTTTGCCAATTTGCAATAGCAATTAATGCCAAAAGAGTTTTGCCAGAACTTGGAGCTCCGGCAAGCTGAATGAGTCTGCCTCTGGGCCATCCGCCAACTCCAATTGCACGGTCTAATGATGCACTACCGGTTCTGATATAATCCGTTTTAACCACTTCATCTGGTCTAACAATTGAGTCGGAACCAAAAAGGTCCTCCAATTGCTTCCAGGCATCTACTTCTGACAAAACCTTCTCTTCACCTTTCGCCATGTTCAACTCCTCAGTATTTGTGTGAAAGTTTTCCCGTTTCGGGAGGTCTCCATCCAGCTGGAGGTTGCCAGCTAGATGGATTATTTTGCTGTTCTGAAACTATAGCCTCAGTATTTATAAGCAACAATGAAATGCTGACAGCATTTTGTAGGGCAGTTCTGGTAACTTTCTTGGGGTCAATAACTCCAAAGTCTACCATATCCCCAAACTCTAAGGTTGCGGCATTAAATCCAAATCTAAAACTATCAGACTCTAAAACCTTAGATATAATCTCATCCCCATCTTCAGAGGCATTTTGTGATATCTGTCTGATTGGTGCTTTACATGAATCCAGAACTACCATTGCTGCCTGATGCAGTCTGGAATCCAAACTGTCCAGCGAGACCTGGGATGCAGCCCTTAAGAGAGCCGTTCCACCACCTGGAACATACCCTTCTTCAATAGCTGCCCTTGTTGCGCAGATAGAATCCTCTATACGGTCACCCTTCTCTCTTAGCTCAAGCTCAGTTGAGTATCCAACGGTAATAATAGCGGCCTTATTACATAGAAGAGCTAATCTTTTCTTAATATCAAATCTCATGTTTTCAGTAACAAGCTTTTTAAGATCATCTTCATAGAGATCTAACTTTGCTTGATATCTTGCAGAATCTTTCTTTCCTTCTAAGATTTTAGTTTTACTTCTATCAACTACCACTTTATTTGCAAATCCAAGATCCTCAATCCTTAGAGTAGTAAGTGGGGCTCCAAGTGCGGTTCCCAAAACCTTGGCCCCGACCATTACCGAAATTGCATCTACCCATTCCCTATGACCTTCTTCTCCAATTCCCATCCTAGGAAGATCCACTGATGCTACTTTTAGTCTTCCAAGTTTGTTATTAGCAACAAGTGTAGCCAAAGCTTCCTTCTCTACTGATTTCGCAAGAATAAGAATAGGCTTGCTCTGATCGGATAGTTGATTTAGAATTCCAACAATTGGCATCAAATTTGATATCTCATCTAGTGAGATGAGAATATGACAATTCTCTAGAGTAATTTCTGTTTGGCCATCTAAAAAGTAAGCAGGAGAAGAAGCCCCAGCCTGTATCTCTATTCCTTCCACATATCTGATTGTATTATCTATTCCTGGGCTGGCTTCGGCTACAACAGTTCCATTTAATCCAACCGAATGGAATGCCTCAGCAATTATATTGCCCAAATCTCCATCATTGTTTGCAGAGATTGTTGCAATATTTTTCAAAGAATTAAAATCTTTAACCTCTGTCGCCATATCATTTAAACGCTCAACAACCTGATGGAGTGCCCATTCCATGCCGCGCTTAAGGTGCAGTGGAGAATATCTTTGATTTATTAGATCATTTCCTCTAGAAAACATTTCATGAGTAAGAACTGTAGCGGTAGTAGTTCCATCACCAGCTAGGTCTGCTGTTCTTCCAGCTGCTTCTTTAATAAGCTGACAAGAAAGATCTTCAACAGGATCTTCTAAAACTATCTCTCTAGCAACAGAGACGCCATCCTTAGTCAGTACTGGTGCTCCAACAAATTTTCCAATAATAACATTCTTACCCTGAGGTCCCATTGTGACGGCAACAGTTCTTGCCAACTTCTCTGAGCCAGCAAGTAGCTTTGCCCTACCAGGTGAAGAGTAATTTAAATCTTTAGCCATTATTTATTCTCCTTATTAATAAATGTTAAAGCTACAGCAATTGCATCGGCTTCATCAAAACATTCATCTTTAATTTTTCCGGTTTTTTTATGTCTTAACTTGAAGTCCGAATAGTTTGTAGTTATAAAGTTAAAAGCTTCTTCTTTTGAAGTAATCTTCTGTCCGTTAATTTTGGAAAGTGAAGACCTAATAGTAACTGCAGGATATTTTACTGGCTCAAAACCCAAGGTCTGAAGGCAGGTCATTGCAGAAACCTCGTTAAAAACGGAAAGAACTATAATGGTTCTTGCGCTACTTCTTCCTTCGGAAAATCTATTCGCGTAATCTTCAAAGGCAACATAATCTGGATTTATTTTTAGTAATAAATCTTTTAGCAGTTTAGATGCAGAAAGAGCGCGAAAAGCCAAAGTACCTTTGTCCGAACCTGGAGGTTTTAGGTGTCCATATTCAGATATCTTAATATTATTTTCATCATACTCTATAAGGCCGTAGCCTATGGTTGATGATGATATGTCAAAACCAAGTATTTTTTTCATATAAATTAAGGGAGTATGCCTTATGACATACTCCCTTATATGATACTACTTGGTAAATTCTTTTGCTAAAGAATATTAGTAGTTATACTAATATCATTCAAAGTCAAAATCAAAATCACCATCGTCAGCCTTAGCAGCTTGTGTTGGAGCGGCTTGGCGAGCAGTAGCTTGCTTCCAGCCCATTGCATCGTAAATTTCCTTGCTAGGAGTTGGTGCAATAATTTTTTCGAGATTAACGCGCTCATTAAATGACATAAACTTATCCTTGAGATCTGCAGGGATTGCTTCTTTTGGATTTGGAGTTACGCCATAAAGTGGTTGCGTTCCCTTTGGAGCTTTTGTGATTGTGATATCATATTGAGTAACCTTACCCCAACGTGCATTATTGTATAGTGACTTAATGCCGTTGTAAATTTGTGGACCAACATCAAGAAGCTTAAAGTTGTTATCACGGCGATCCAAAACCTTAACTAGCCAACGGGCTTGACGCTTGAAGCCCGAATCCTCTAGGCGACGGACGAGTTCGGTATCCTCAAATGGGGAGTTTACCTTTCTCTTTCCACCACCAGGAATATCTAGCCAGTGGATATAGAATTGAACTGGGTTGCCCATAATTCTAACTGTATTTTCTCCCTCTACGAGCTTCATAAAGTCAGAAGCTCTATCTCCACCACCAGAATCTGCCGAATTCCAATCAACTTCACCAAAAACCATGTTTGTCATTTTAATTTCCTTTATTTTGTGTGACTTCGTCACGTTTATTAGCGTTGGCTGCGAAATTGCAGCATTTTGCTATGTTAGGAGCTTAGCCCCAGATGTCGCCATCGTCAACTAAAACTTCACCTTTTCCTTCGTACGGAAACGGCTCGTCGGCGGAAACTCCCCTATAAGCCGTTCCAGACGCATTCTCTATGCCATAGTCCCTTCTTAGGAAGGTCTTTAGTGCATAGTGCCAGCCAGAAAAATAACCAGCCTTATTCTCAAACCATTTCTTGCATGCTTTTGCTAAAGTAAGTTGATTTTGAACTTCATTAAATTCATCATCAGCTTGTGCATGCCATTCCTTATCTTTTGCAGTAGTATAGCCAGCAGCCTTTGCTTTAACCAAGGCTGCATTAGACCATGACTTATTCTTTAAGGATTCGAGTTTACCGATCCATCTGTCAATAACTACAATCTTTTCTTGGCAAAGATTCTGCCCTTCCAGCGTTAGGATGAGGCAGTTCTCTGCTATGTTTAGATCTAACACACCTGTTCTTGGTAACTTTTCCACTAGTTCATTAATATCTGATATATCTATAGATTCAATAGAAAAATTATCTATAGATAGCAACTGTTTTAGTGATGTCATTATTTAGTACCATTCCTTTTTTCTAGGGCATCCAGCCTTGCCAGGATCTTATTCATATCCACTTCTTTGACCACACCTTTTATTCTGGTGATCTCAGAATCCAAAACCCTTAATCTCTGATTGAACATTACATTAAACATAAAAAATATAACGGGCAATGGAGTTGGAGATTTGAGATTAGGCATTATAGAAGTTATAAAACCATTTTTATCTGTCTGAAATAGATTTTTAAAAGATTCTGGACCAAACTGTTCCTCAAGCTCTCTATAATAAGAAAGCTCATCATCTGATAGATCTATTCTCTTGTTTGCAACTGCCCTTATCAATCTGATATCCTTCTAACTATGGCTCCAGATTTACCGACCTTATTCTCTTGCGCTATCCTCTTTAGTCTAGCTATCTTCAATGCGCTCTCATCATCTTCGTCAAATTCCTCATCATCAAGATCGGACATTACTTCGCTTCTTACTTGTGTTCTGATTTCATCAAGAACTCTTGCTCCACCAGACTTTGTTACTTCCCTTTTTCTAACTGGTTCTAAATCTTCCGATTCTTCTGAAACCTCTACGGTTTCAGTTTCTCCTTCTGTCTCTTCCAGAACCTCAGCTTTTGATGTAGTATTTTTCGTGAATTCAGAAACAATAAAGAGTGATAAGTCAAAAATTAAATCTGAATTTAAATCTTTTGAAAATTCTTGAGCCAATATTTTCTCTTTAATTAATGCAATTTTTCCCATCTGAAAGTCGCCCAAAAGTGCATTACCGCAGGCAGGGCAGAAGTTCTTCCTAATCGCATGTCTCATAGATGCTTTAACTTCAAAAGAACATTTTTTACAATATATCATATTTCTCTCCCATAAACTCTTTCCAACGATGAAAGTGCAAGATCTTTTTGATCCAAGTAGTTATTTACAGAGCAAATAGCTTTAATTGGCAGACCTTCTTTTAAGATTCCTCTGTATTTTTCATAATCATCAGCCCACAAGGTCAGGCCGCAAGTATCACCATTAACATCCTCAATGAGATATTTGGCAAACTTCTTTCCTATATTTTTACCATTTTTAATCTTAAATTCCTTGATTTTTGTTTTAATAATTGCTTCAATTTTAATTCTGCTCCCATCTCCCATTGATTGAACTCTAGAAAGAGGAGTTACCATTGGACCGCCACTAAAGAAGGATTTAAACACAGAGTGTAAGCTTCCAGAGATTGCTCTACCTAGAGTTTCTCTTTCAAAGAGAAGAACCTCTTTCTGCTCCCATTCTGGGACGCTTTCGCCCAAATCAACATCCCTAATGATTGCCTCAACTTGTTCAAAAGGAATTTCCAACTCTATTTCATCCAAAAACTCTGTCTTTTCTTTTGCGGTAAGCTTGCTATAATCTGGATTTTTAACTTTAGCATGTTGCTCAAGAACCTTTTTGATTGATGCCTTTACCTTTGTTCTGTGCTTCTGATAGTTTTCATGAATATCTTTTCTAGAACGCATGAACAGATCAAAAGCTCCAGCCTTAGATAGAGCTTGGATAACTGTCTTTCCAGCTGCCTTAGAGTCATTCTTGAAGATAAATTCACCAAAATTATGGTATGGTTGGTTTTTAACAATTGATTCGATCGCCTTTTCTCCAACACCTTTGATTGCTGAAAATCCGGTAAGAATCTTTCCTTCCTCAAGAATAGAGTATAGACCCTTGCTATTATTAACATCTGGTGGAAGAATTTCAATTCCCATGTTATTGCATTCGGATAGATACTCCTGAATTTTGTCAGAGTTTGGATCTTCCGAGTTAATAAGGGCTGTCATAAATTCAGTTGGATAATGATGACGAAGCCAAGCAGTATGAAAGGAAATCAAAGAATAAGAAATAGAGTGAGAGTTTGATGTAAGAATTCCATTAGCTAGATAATATTGATGATCTGCATGCTCTACCTCTAGATCGTATGTATCTTCTTCGCCAACATATGTTATTGATTTGATATTAGACATTTTGCTCTCCATATTCTTTGCCTATTTTGTGGATTCCAGGCTTGTTATTTGTTAATATATTCTTTATTTTATTGAGGCATTCTTCATTAAAATTCTTAATACTAGGTTTGTATAGGTATTCCGAATAAGAAACCCTTATTAGAGTAAATCCATTTCCGACACAATACCTTTCTAATTCCAGATCTTTTTCTACCACCTTTTCAAAGGTATCTTCTCCGTGAATTGGTCTAAAATGTTGCGGTCCATCTAACTCGATTATAATCTTTAAATCTTTATCCATGAGGTCGATTTGCTTTCTCCCTCTTTTGTTTATCCTAAAGTATTCTTTTGAATTAAGCTGCTGATTCCATTTTAAATTCGCATTAATTTCTTGGCAAAAATCTCTGAGTTTTCTTTCGGGTATCGAAGACCATTTCTCATGCATTACCTTTGTACATTTTACATAAAAAGCATCAGGATTATTATCTCTCCAAGCCTTTAATCTTGCAGATCTGGCAGCAAGTATTTCTGGTCTAGTAGAAACTCTTGTTCCTGTAGTTTTTTGATTTCTCAAAAATATTTCTTTCTTCTCAGGATCTTCCCACATCTTGCCCATGAGAGATGAGCGCCTCCTTCTTTCTTCGGGATTACTAAGAATAGCTGCAGAAACAGCTGCACCCATTTTTGTTTTATATTCTGTTAAATCAATTCCGGCTTCGTTTGCTCTCGCTATCCAATTTCCGTTTTTCCCACTCCTATTTGATGCCATTGTTTTGAATGATTCCGAAAGAAGTTGAGCTACAGGAAATTTGGATAGATAGTCCACCTGATTTGTGCCGTGAGCTTGCCTTAGGTGCTGGATAAGGTGCTCAAACGGTTCAGAGCATATCATACACACGACAGCCCCGCCGTCAAACTTTTTCCTTCGCCTGGAAACTTCTCCCCTTTCTCTGACGACCTCTCTGCCCTTTAGTATCTTCTGTAATGAGTTTTGCTCATAATAATCCGACTTTAGTGAGCAGGAATGTTCTTCGCAGTACTCCTCTGGAGTTATCTGGGGATGTTTTTGATTTATATGTTGCGCCAAAACTTGTGCAGTATAGTCACATAACTTACATTTGATAAAATAACCTGTAGCAATTGCCCTCTCCATATACGATGAACAACCTGCAACATGCCTCCTAAATGTATTTGTACTTTTTATCTGTTTTCCGCAGAGGCAAGTATACTCAAATTTTCCTTCTGAATCAACCATAGGGGCAACATCTGCCCATCTTGAGTTCTGAATTTGTGATTCATTGTGCATTTTACTTTTTCTCCGGTTTCTAGCTCAACTTCGTAAACTGGAAGTCTACCGTGATAATGATTATCCCTGACTTGCACTGTGATTTTTTCACCTGTTTTTTCGTCCCTTGAACAAACAAAATCGCCAGATTTAACATCAATAATTGGAAGCACCATTGCCTCCCCATTTCTTATTATACTCACTTCCTCAGAAAAGTGCAAGGACTTATTAAAGGCATAACCACCGAGGGGTAGAATGTATCTCTCCCAGATAGATGAAGCTAACTCATATTTCATACCGCTATGTTGCATACAGTCTTTTACAAAGTTCGCTTCAGTCTTTAGGACTAATTCTGGATCCTTTCCTTTGAGCTTGCTAATCTTACGAAGAGCATCAGCTTGGTTCAGATCCCATCCTGCGCAATCCTGCGCAATCATCATTGCCTGTTCTTCATAAACCAAGACCCCATAAGTTTTCTTTAGAGCTCTTTCCAGGTTAGGATGATCATATATAACCTTTTCTTCACCCAATCTTCTTGCGGCATAAATTCTACGTTCCTCCGGAACACAAGAGGGTCTTCCGATTGCATTGATTGCAGAAATATCTTCAATAGATTTTGGTTTTAATTTTATACAAAATGGAGTTAGAGATGATTCTAGCTGGAATACTCCAAGCGTTCTTCCCTCTCCAAGCATTCTGTATACATCTTGATCGTGGATATTGATGTCATCTACAGAAAGCTCCTGTCCAGTAGTTTCTTTAATCAGCTTAAATGTTTCATCAATAACCGTTAGTGTCTTAAGACCGAGGAGATCCATCTTGATGAGACCATTGTCTTCACATCTTGTCTTCTCCCATTGAGTAACGACGTTTCCTTCTTCATCAAATCTTAGTGGCGCAACATTGTAAAGAGCATCTTCGCCAATAACAACGCCAGCGGCATGAACAGACCAGTTTCTAGTTAGATTCTGCAGTTTGCTTCCATACTCATAAAGTTCTGGAAACTTTCTCATCCAAGTTGAAAACTCTTTACTTTCTCTCATTGCATCATCTAGTGATTCAGAATCTGGCATCATAGCTGTAATGTTATTTGCAATTGTAAATGCAGTAGATTTATCACCACCAAGTCTGAGCGATCTTGCAACGTCCTTCACAATAACCTTGGGAGATAGGGTGCTCCAGTTTGAAATAGAAGCAACTCTATCTTGTCCATATTTTTCCTTCAGATACTCCTTGACCAATCCCGGATTTGAAAAGTCCGTATCAATATCTGGGAAAGACTTTTTCTCTCTATTCTGAAATCTTTCAAAGAGAAGATCATATTCCATAGGATCTACTGAAGTAATTCCTGTAAGGTACGCAACAAGTGAGCCAGCCGCTGATCCACGGGCCGGACCAACCGGCATTCTATCTTTAGCCCAGTTAATATAGTCAGATACGATCAACATATATGAGGAGAAATTTTTGTCTTCAAGGATGGAAAGCTCCATCTTGACTCTGTCCCAGTATTCTTCTCTTTTATCAGCATCAATATGCGATAGCTTTTCCTTAAAGCCCTCAATACATTTCCATCTCAAGTAAAGCTTGTCCTCTGGAACGTCTGCAGATGATTTTTGTTTATCTCTCCATGTGGAGAAAGTATCGTACGCAGCCTCTTCTCTTACCGGAAAGATTGGAAGCATTGGTTTCTTCGGCTTGATGTAATGAGGCTCTTCGCAAAGTTGCATAATCTTCATCGTATTATCCATGCCTCTTTCGGCAATTCCTCTGCCAAAAAAGGAGATAATTTCTTCATGAGTTTTTAAATACATGTCCTGAACGCCATAACGAAACCTATCAGGATCGTCTACAGCTTTCTTATCTTTAATTGCCAGCATGAAATCGTGATATTTTGCATGGTCTTTATCTCGATAGTGAGCATCGCAAGTTATTACATATGGAATTCCTTGCTCACGAGAAATGCGAAGAAGAGATTCGTTTAATTTTTGCTGATTAACTTCTTTTCCATCTTTTCCAGTTGCCTGAAGCCTATGCGGCTGTAACTCTAAAAAGAACCTGTCCTTAAAGATAGAGTGAAATTTCTTTACATATGATAGGCCAAGCTCCTCTTCTTGCTCTGTGATCAAAGTCTTACCGACGAGGCCATTGGAACAAGCGGTTAGCGCAATAACTCCTTCGTTAAATTCACCAATATGATCCCAAGAAATTCTTGGTGTTTTCTTTCCCATATAGCCAGATACTTGATTCTGGTAAGCCAAGTAATTAAGCCTTAGGATGTTTTTGTATCCGATCTCATTTTGAGCAAGAAGAACTAAATGGTAATTCTTTTTGCCTTCCAGATCATCTGTAAAATAAGCTTCCATGCCAGGAATGAGCTTTACTCCAGTTTGCTGGCTGGCAAGATAAGCATCATAAAGAGCGGTCATCGTACCGTGATCAGTTACTGCAACTGCTGGATGATCTACTTCTTTAGCTCTCTTGAAGAGATCGTAAACATCATTCATTCCATCGAGCGGTGACCCAAGCTCTGTATGGTTATGTAATGACACAAATCTGCCTTTTGACATTTTTTCTCCTATTATGCTGTCTGAACTATAGGCGCGGATTGCGCACGGTCAAGTGATTCCGAGGAGGATTGATATGCTATTATAGTTTTAAAATTAGTAGCTAAAACAAAAAGAGGCCAGCAATATTGCTGGCCTCCAGTTGACTTTTTTCTGAATCAGTCTTCAGAAGAACCGGTGATGGTATCGTAAATTTCATTTACGGTTCCCATATCTAGATCCTGCTCATCTACGCGAAGCGCAGTTGCAAGCTCCTTCTTTGGAAGAGATTTTTCCTTAATGAATTCAGATGACCACTCCGAAAGAGATTGCTGAAGATCCTTGATCTGTTGCTTGTATACGCGATATTGCTTTACGTACTCTCTAACATCGTCCATGGACCATGTTGTGTTAGTATCCTCTTGGGAGGTGTTATCATTGAAAATCTTTACTACAGTCATTTTGCAACTCCTTTTGCTTGAGCTCTCTGCTCCATCCCATATTAGCCCATCGGGCCGGAGCGTCAACGCTTATCTAAGGATTTTGCCAACTTGATGAAGATTTCCTTTCTTCCGCCACTCTTTAGGAATTCAGATGCCAAAAACTCTCTTATTCTATAGATCACAGAATCTTGAGCATATTTAGACATTGACTCTGCAAATGTCTTTGTTCCAATATGCCTAACTTTCTTGAGTCTATTTAGATATTCCTTGTAATGTTCGGGATCCTGTGGAATTGGATAATATTCTTCATCTGCACCAGAGCCATAATAAAATTGAGAAGAAAATAAATCGTCAGGAGATAATATTTGGGCATCAGAAGATTGTTTTTTTGCCTTCAATAAGGCCTGTCTCTGATCCAAGGTTTTTGGGAAAACTCTATTTCCAGTAACGATCCTGGCATATGGAATGTTCTCGCCAGAAAGATGATCATATTTACCAATAGAATAGAATTTTCCAGGAGCTGATAGCCATTCTCCAAAATGTTTTACAACCTTTCCTATTGCAACGTTTTGGATATTCTCTCTTTCATCCTTATCAGATGGTGTGTTGCCCCAAGCGAAATTATCCTGGGATGTAAAATCTTTATCTGTACTAAAGCTATACCCAAAATATTTATAGACCTGCTCTGGTGTAAGATTTCCAGAGAATAGTCTCTGAATAGGATCTAGCATATCCTTTGGATCAATAGTTACTTTTTTGCCCTCATTTTCATAAATAGCTTTTTCCAAGCTTTTGGCAAGAACATCAAGTCTATTTATATCAATTAAGAAGTTTTCAATGCCATCTTTTATTTCTGCAATATCTTCTTGCGAAAAATCAGTTCCCCACAAGGAGTGACCTCCATATGATGGTCCGCAAACTTCTTGGCTTATTATCTTATAGGAAGTAACCCAATCTAAAAATGGAATATATGGAGATCTTCTGGGTTTGATAACATCTTGTTTTCCAAAGATCAGCCTTTCCCTCTTGGATCCGGTTTGCTTATTTGCAACAAAAAATGGCAAAGCTCTATATGATTGCCATATTAGTTTTATTTGTTCTTTATAATTATCAATAATCTGAGAATCTTCTGAGGCTCCCATTTCTATCTTTTTGCACATCTCATTGTATAGAGAGTTTATATTTCTTAAATAAGAAAAAGCTGCGCTAGTAGGATATCTCAATAACAAATCAGATATATCAATTTCTAAATTAGAATTTATAATGACTGGAACTTTTATATCTAAAATTGGAAAAATATCCTTAGAAGATACAAAGTCTTCCCCGCTATATTTAAGAGGAATTGGAACTCCGGCATTACTGATTCCGGCCATCTGCACAGGGTCCTCAATCAGTGGAAGTGGTGGAACCAATCTTGAGGAACCGGTTCTTGCGGAAAGTTGACCAACTGAAAGTGAATCTGTGGAGTCAAAGTTTAGCTGATTATTTATGACACCTATTTCTTTCTTTTCTTCTTTTACAACCACACTTCCGGGATGGTAATAAATGCTTACACCCTCTTTTAATCCAGTGTTAGATGAAATCTTGGTTGCATCTAAATAGAAATAATTTCCACCAGTATATTCTTTGGAATTTTTATTTGAAGTAACAGATACTTCTATTATATTCCATCCTGGATATACTTTCTCAACCTGCTTTACTTCAACATCATTAACCTGATAGTAAGAGCCTAAAGAGCTTGGGTTGATTAAAGTAAGAATCTTAAGTCTTCCTTCTTGCGCTGGAGATATTCTAAATTCTCTTCCATTTTCATCTTTGCCAAAATCAAATGAATGCATTTTGCTTCCACCGGCCATTAGAACATAGATTGGATAGGAGCCACTGACATGCTCGGCCAATATTGCGCTAAAGTTTGGAATCAAACTTATCGGCTCTATAGAATCTTTTCCACCAAAGAACTTTCTATGTTTTCCATTTGAATTCAAATCAATTGTATCAAACGGAGTTACAACCATAACATTATTTATGATTAATTTTGCACGTTCTTTTTGCTGCTGATCTAATTGATCTGATGTTAATATTGATGATAATTGGTTCTTAATATATTCAAGAGCCTTTTCTGTATAGAGAGAGGAGTAGCAAGCAGTCTTTGATAAAATCGTTGATTTTTCAAGCTCAGACAAACAGGCCGTTACTTCTTCTAGATAATTTTCATAAAAATCATCTATATCTTCAAAATCTGATTGACTTATAGATATTTTTTCAATCTGATCTTCAGATATATTTATTATATCACTAATGTTAAAAAGATTAATGTCAAATTCATGTCCAATAAAATTGGGAGAATTTATACCCATAAGGTACGTCTTATAAATCCTGCTGAGAGATTCTGCAAAGTAAAAGGCCATAGAAGCCTTAAGGATTCTTCCGCTATATTCCTTACCATTAATTCTCATCATTCTATTGAAAGATTCAACATCTCCCTTTTGTTTGATACGAGGGTCCAGGAGTATTCTATCTACTTCCTTTTCATTTTCTATAAATTTAATTTTGTCCGAAATTATGTTTACAAATTTGTTTACACCATCTCTTACTTCATCATAAATATCTTCGTAATTAAACTGGAAAAAGTAAACGCCTTCAGATGGATTGTCATATACCTCTTTTACCATAGAACCGGTACGACTATCAACCTGGTAAGAGCCCCTCACCAGGGAGAATACTAGTTGTTTGGCAATCCATTCTGGAGATAAAAGTTTTATAGCTTTATCTCCAAAAAATTGGGCAAAATTTAAATTAATCTTTTCCAACTCAGAAACATAATTTCTTCTAAAGATAGATAGTGATTTTTGATAGATAGGGCTTACCTCTTCGGGGCTTGGAGCATCTTGATCACACAAAAAGAATAAAGAATCTTCTAATATTTTTATTGCTCTTTCAAATTCTTCTGTTGTTAATAACTGATTCTTTTGTTTTTCCCTTTCTATATCATAGACCTTAACATCTTCTAGGGCCTGATAATCAACAATATCAAGTCTTGAAGATGAATCAAGCCAAGTTCTAACCATTCTTAGTTGGTCTTTTATAACTGAGGCAACTAATGATATAATCTTATATCCACTCGCATCTTCTTGAAACATATCTCTTGACAAAGAGTTCAGGACTGGAAGTGACTTGAGATCCTCTTGTCTCCACTCCTGAGTGGAATAGCTTCTCATCTCTTCGCCAGAACCAATGATATCTTTTTCACTATCAGAAACTGAGGTAGTTACACCTCTCTCCGTCATCTTCTTTCTTGTTTCTAAATCAGTAGAAGATGGAGGAGCAGAACCGGATAGAAATTCACTTCCCCAAATATTTTTTAGATCTACCTTTCCATATGAATAACTATGAACATTTCCTTGCTCATCTGTGACAGAAAAATAAAGATCGGATAAAGGCCTTCCCGAAGCAATCCATTCGTCATATTGCTTTTTAAATGCAGCTCTATCCTCTATCTTTATTGGTCTAATGTATTGGGCGTTATTTGAATTTTTTAACTTTAAAGTATTATTAAAGTTATCAATACCAACAGATGTTAGTATCCCGCTTCTCATTATTGTGTCTTGAGAAAATGGAGACTTTTTACGATTAACACTAAATCCGGTATGTGTTTTTCCAAAATAAATTGAATCTTTAATAGTAAACTTGTGTCCATTTTGACATACTAATTGCAAGTCTTTTAGGAGCTCAAATGTGTCATCTTTTCCTAGGTTAACATCTTTAGATGCCATTGATAATAGATGTGCAATTTTGCCGACTCTATCCCTAGAAAGAGATGCAAAAGCTTCAACTGGATTATTGAAGTTTTGTAAAAATGGAATAATATCTTCTACATCAACGCCTAAAGATATTAGTGCCCTAATGAATCTAGCACCTTTATCCGGACTTTCTTCAAAGTTTTTCTTAATTAAATTTGGAAGAGATGCCGCCAATTCAGATGAATCCCTAGAGAAGGAAGAGAGAGTAGTACTTGCTCCACAGACCAGATATGATACTGTGCCCTGTTTTCTCGCCAAGTCTTCGCCATCCTGATTTAGCCACCTTGATCCATCGGGCAAAGTTGGAGAGTAATAGGCAGGAATATCTCCAGCAATTGGATCTGAAATTGTCTTTGAAATATTGCCAGCTGATATTGGTCCGGAAAGCGGCGAAGCCACATAAGAGTATCTAGATAATATCTTATTCACCTCAGCTTGCTCAGCCGCCGGAACCTCTATGACACATGGACAATTAAAATGAAAATTACTAAATTTCCATCCACCACGAGTTCTTTTTCTAAACTCATCTAAAAAAATCTTCTTTTTATCATCATCCAGACTGGATTTATTTAATTCGCTCATAAATAATGTTTCAGAATCAACATCAAAGTTGCTTCTGGCGATAGGCTGTAATGATGATGGAGATACATCTTCGCCCCTCAATACGGG